ATGCCGCTGTTTGATAGCCTGATCTATCTGGAAGCTGGCAACCCGCAAGTCAATCAGTACCTTGCAAACCTCAGCCTCAACGACGTGCCCGATGCCGGACTGGTTTACGAACTGGCGGTCGATTGGCTGCTGGAACAGCGCAACAGTGAAAACAACTACAAAACCTATCGCAGTGAGCTGACCACCTTTTTGCACTGGTGCTTTTGCGAGGCAGCCATCAACCCCAAGGATCTGACCCGCCGCATCATGATGCGCTATCTCGACTACTGTCAGTCCCCGCCAGAATCGCTGATCGCCTATCGCAATGTGGCGCAGTTCGTCCTCGACAAGGAGTGGGGGGAGCGATTACCCAATCCGCAGTGGCGCCCGTTTCTGGGCAAACGGGAACTGGGGCGAACCTTGCCCTATCGCCTCAGTGAACAGGCGATGAAGACCAAACTCGCCATTTTGTCAGCCTTCTTCCAGTTCCTGATCCAGGAGGAGTACATGGACAGGAACCCCGCCTTGTTGCTACAGCGAGTCAAGCGGCCACAACAGCAAGAGGCCGATGATCAAGTTCAATGCTTCAGCGAGTTGCAGTGGTCCTACGTGATCCAGGCGGCCGACACCCTGGCCCGCGAGCATCCCGAGCAGCACGAACGCAGCCGCTTTCTCACCATCCTGATGTATGCCTGTTATCTGCGGATCTCGGAGGTCGCAGCCCGGCCAGGTTTCACTCCGGTGATGGGGCAGTTTCGCCGAGATCGCAAAACCGGCGTGTGGGGCTACTTCATTCCACAAAGCAAAGGGGGAAAGCGGCGTACCGTGGCGGTCTCCCAAGCGCTGCTGGCTGCGCTTGAACGCTATCGTTGCTTCCTCGGCCTTGCTCCTCTGCCGACGCCAGATGAACAGACACCTCTGTTCGTTCGCCACAAAGCGGCAGCTCATGGCCGTGAACAGGGCGAACTCAATGCAAATCTGGGCATTCGTCAGTTACGAGACCTGATCATGATGATCATTGGCAAGGGCGCAGATCTGGCAGAGCGGGATGGATTTACTCAGGATGGGGCTGAAATGCGGCAACTATCACCCCACGCCATTCGTCATACCGGGATCACCCACGATATCAATCTGCATGGGCGGCCACTATCACACGTACAAGCCGATGCCGGACATGACAGCATCGACACCACCTCTAAATATCTGCACACCAGTAACAGCGAACGGCATGAGAGCGCCCAACAAAAACCGCTCGACCGGCTGGGATAATGGTGAGAGATAACGATATTGAGCAATGCAAAGTTGTGAGTCTTTATCCTGTTCTTTGTTGTTTGTTTTTAAAACAACAGACGATTCATTAAGGTCTCATTCAAGCTGGTGCTGCTATTTTGTACTTCTCTGGGGTGGCAAGCGGTTCAGGGAATAACGAGGCGGTAAGGGACGAGTGCATTGCCATCAGCAGGATAAACATCCATCCCGCAGCAGAGAAAACAAACAATTAAATAGCTTGCTGAAAAATCGAGAAACCCTATGCCGCTAGATATCATCAAAAAAACCTACAAGCTGGTCGGACAAACCGATCTGATAGCGCAATTTACCCTGATCCCCTCGGGCACCTTGAATATCTGGTTTCCTGAAACCGGATTGCAGATGGAAGCGCCCTACAATCAGCTTCGCTTTGAAAATGACACCCTGCTTTATACCAATGGCATGCACTACAGCCAGGCGAGGGCATTCTGGTCATTGACACTCAAGGGTACCGATATGAGTGAACTGAAAAAACTGATCATCGAGATCTGTACTCAGTCCCGACCATTGCACCACTCGACCCCCATGCCCAAACGTAAGCGCTGGTTGGCAGCCTGATTGCATTGATCACATTCAACAAAGACCTGCATCGCAAGATGCAGGTCTTTCATTTCGTGGTTGTACCATCAACGCCGATACAAATAGGAGTAAAGCACCGGCAACGAAAAGATTCTGATTGTGCCAGCTGTGGTGATAACACTTTAATAACATTGATATTTATAGTTACCATGCCCTTGCATATCAAGCTACCATTGATGATGTTTATGTCAGTATTTACCTCGATACCAAGGAGCAGGTATGCAAGTCGCGGTGGTGGAAAAAACATTCAGGATCGTCGGTGAAGAAACTCTGGTAGCCCAGTTCACCTTTATCTCTTCAGGAACCCTGCATATCTGGTTTCCAAATGTGGGTCTGCAAATAGAAGCGCACTGCAAACAACTACGTATCGAAGAGGGCACCATCATCTACACCAATGGCCTCCAGCACGGCCAGCCCAGAGCGCTTTGGTCCTTGACTCTCCACCCTGAGGACATGAACGAACTCAAGCGCATCTTGCAGCAATTTAACAACAGCCTCTATTTAACCTGCCAACCACCCACATTAGCCATCGCCAAACGTGCCTTAAGCATGAATTGACCCACAAACTGTCGGAGCAGAGCACAGGCTGCTTCAGCCTTCGGTTGCACTTTATCCAGCATCCGCGCGGTCATTTTGTCGAAGTGGGGTAGGGGATTGAACCCTAACGGACGTTTCCAGAGGTAGCGCAGGCCCGCTTTGTCGCCGTCTCCTCGGCATCAAAGCACGGAATCGCCTTTGACAAGGCACTTTGCTTGGCCAGCCAGGCCATCTGGCGCCACTCGGTCAATGACCAAATTGAACGACTGATAGATAACCGATCACCATTTTGGTGCCGATAAAGCTAGTTATCGGCATCACCAGGGGTACTGAATGACAATTTATAGATTTTGCTCTTCTGGCGACGTTGTCACTTTGCATAGTGGTGGCCATAAAATGACAGTTAAATCAGTTGATTATGCTGAGCAGTCACCTGACGCTGAACGTGTCAATGTCTGTTGTGTATGGTTTAACGAAGCGTTGGACGGACAACCAATCGAATACACATTCCAACGTGAGCTGCTGAATCTTGTGGGCGATGAGTCACCATATGCACGATCACACATTCGATTCACTCTCGGCCAAGTGGTGAAACTTCGTAGTGGCGGGCCTTCGATGACGATTGCTGGCTTTGAAAGAACTGGCGATATTCGGGGCTATTTTTGCGTTTGGCTCGATGAGCACAACCGTGATCCTTTGACCTGCGTATTTCAAGCCGACTGCTTAGAAGCAGTGCCAGAGGCATAGCACTTTTGATCCAGAGGCATAGCACTTTTGATACAGGGGCCTCTGGCCCCTTTGTTCTACCCACAAGCATGACTGCGCATAATGTGGCCGCGGTATTATGTTGAGGGTTTTCCCCCTGCGATAATCCCGAAGGGGCAGGGGGACGCGACTAGGCAGGGACGTGGGACAGCTTGCTGGCATCGTCCCAACGCCGGAGCGCCCGTAACATAATCCGCATTTATGCGCAGTGACAAAGCGCCATATAACAAAAAGGGCCGCTATGGGCCCTCTGTTTAGTAGTAGCGATCCCTTCTCCACCACTTAAATCCGAATCCTGCTGCTGCGATGGATATGCTCATAAGCCACTGCCAAGATGACTTGCCATACCATGCAGGCTCGATAAAGAGCGGTTCACCATAACGACCACCGGCCCAGTGATTGAGAATTGGAGATAGCACCAATATCATGCCACCCAGCAACAGGGGCCATGTATCGCTAAATTTCCCCAAGATGTCTTCTTTTTGCAGGAAAACAGTAACCCCGAAAAAAACTACCCACATCAGCATGCCTGGTACAGTATCTATCGCCACTTTCCAAGGCACGCCGAATACCGACACGATCCCCCAAGTAAACAAGGCCAGTATCCCGCCACTGATTACTAGTACATCTGAACCATCATTGTTACGACTCATCAAATCCCCCCTATTGAGTACCGGAACGGCTAATACTGTACAGATACACAGGATTCCCGCAAGTCCCAATATACACAATAAAGAAGGGGGCTATGAGGCCCCCAGAGGTGATGACTACTCGTCGCCTTCGCTATCTTTGAGGTCTCTGAGCTTCTCTAAATCTTTAAGGAAAAACCGCTCACTCACTCTCATCGCCTGGAGACCAGCAATCAGTTTCGCAATGACGATTATCTCATCATCCTTCAGCGTTCTGATGTTGTAGAGGCTGAACATGGCCGCTTCTGCAACCTTGTTTCTCCGGCCATCGAACATGAGCTTCCCTTTTTTCACCATGTCCTTGTCTTCGCCAAACATGAGATAGACGGGTGACTCTTGGGTTGCTTCCGCGATCTTCTCCAACTCACTCGCGTAAACGTCCCTTTTGCCAGATGCGATACGTTTGAGTGTCGTTATGTTGACCCCAGTCATCTCCTCAATGCGTTCATATGTAGAGTGGGTTGTTATGGCCGTTTTGATGCGCTCAGCCCTTTGTAGGTCGGTCATAGTCTCTTCATCATGTTGCTGGGTGGGTACACCAGTCATTCTACCCTCCTGTTTTTTCCATTCTCGCCAAAGGATCTTATTTGACACTTTCTAGTGTCATTTGCCTTGATTCTAGCACAGGCTCTCACGTAACATATGTGACACCCTTTAGTGTCTATATTGGTATTGCCAAGGTTTCTCGTGATAGACCTCCTCAAGCTCGATTTACCCTTCAAAAGCGAATGGCAGTTGGTATCTCCAACGGCCGATCATCGCTCAGGGGTCTATATCGATCTGGAGCAGGTCGCGAAGCAGGGGAGGCTAAAGCTCTCCGCAATGGCCGTTGAGTATGAGATTGATGGGGATTTGACCGTTTCCGGCCTATCCCATCCCTTCGAGTCACTGCCAAGCCATTTCGGTAGCCTTGCAATGAAGATCCATCAAGGGGGCAGCAACCGCCTTCCAGGGGTCGAACTCAAAGCCTCTCCGGCAAAACTGCTGCAGGGCCACAACGTGTTCGGCCCAACGAGCATCGAGCTTTGCTCGACCGAACTGTTGGCAACACTGGCATGTGCCTGCCCTGAACTGTTTGAAATGCTGGACATCCCAAACACAACCCTTGAATGGATCGATGTAACGTTCTCCGCCCGGGTGAATACCGAAGAGCAGGGGAAACAGGTCATTTCTGCACTCAAAAACATCCGTTCCGGACAGACCAAGCAGAGCAGGATGAACCGTGATCATGAAACCACTGCCGAGTGGAACACCGGCAGCCGCCATCGTTCCTTGAAAGCCTATTTGAAAGGCCCAGAGTTCCAGCGGCAGCTGGCCGAATACATGAAGCGTCTTCAAAAACAGCCGAAAAATGAATCACTGCGCCGCTGCGTTGAGGTCATGAAAAACCCAGCATTGCAGCTCTATGCGAGCCTTTGCGTTCGCTTTGAAGCCCGATTGAAACAACGGGCACTGACCAAGCATGGTGTCCCGTTCAGATTGTTTGACGCCATCCAGTACCAAAAAGACTACGAGAAAGACGGCCGCTGTTTGATTGCCGATCTATGGAAAGCCGCATTTAAAGAACTGTTTGATGCCCTGGGGGAACAGCCCATGAAGGTCTACACCGACGACGAGATCCGCAACGCGCTCTACACCAGTTATCAGCGCATCACCCCGAAGGGGAACACCAGCTATGCCAAGGCCCAAAGGGTTCATGGCTTTTATCGCCGGCTACTCAATGAAGGGTATGAAACGGTTTATCGCAGCATGAGCAGAGAGACATTTCGCCGTCATTTGGCCGACCTGATGGCTGTAGGCCTCACCAAGGCACAATTACAAAACCTCTCTGGCGAAGCCTCCAATGTGGTACCGCTGATCCAGGTGATCAATATCGACTTTGGCCAGCAGCACCCCGATTGGTATGTCGAACCCGTCAGCACGTTAGACCGCATGGCCGCAGCAGCACAACCCACAGAGATCGTCACGATTGAGCGAGATCCGTCCGGTTTACCCAAAGTAACCCGCACCCTCATCGAACCAATAGCAGGGGCAATGCCGCCTCGTGCTTATCCATCATCACCTGGGCACCGCCTCAGGGCCGTCAGTTAAGGAGTGTCATTTATGCATCAAGGTGTTCTCATCCGTGGCCGTATGCTCGGCTCTCGTCAGCAAAACACACAGGGGCGGAACGGCCCTATCACTCGCCATGAAATCGGCATTGCGGTGAGCCGTTCGAATGGCTTTGGCGGCTTCCAGGAAGAACAAATTGTGATCCGGGTTCCCAACGCCCTTGCCCAAGCAGGCATCCCGCTGCAGGCCAACAGCATGATAGACAAAGTTGTCGAGATCCCTGTTTGGCTTGAAGCGTGGTCTGGTCAGCGTGGTGCTAACGTGACCTACCACATGAGCAATGATGCGGCTCTTCGCGAAGTAACCTCACTTTCGCATGAGAAAAACAAGGTGTGATCGATGGCGCTCAAATTTCTCAAAAGACATATCCATTGTGAGGAGGGGACAACCCCTGTTCTAGAGGCTCTTTCAAGCGATAAACGACATTACTTCACCAGTTCGATACCTGGGATCATATTTCACTACGTTGATGATGACTTGGTATATGTCGGCAATACAGTTTTCAACACTGAGCAAGAATTGAAAAAGGTAATGAAGACTCTTTATCGCTCATGGGAATAACACCATAGGCAAAAATGGCTTATTGCATCGCTGTTAATGAACAGGGGTTTCTGTATCAGACAGATATCCCTGTAAAAGAATGTTCCTCTATGATTATCCAAACCGTAGAGGAATATAAACAATCCACCGTTGATATAGCACCGTCAGATATCGCCATTATGTTTTCATGGGCGTTTGGCGCAGTTGTTGTTCTCGGTTGGTTTCCTGGCTTCGCTATCGGTGTAGCGAAAAAAGTAATTAATCTCTTGTGAGGTACTTATGTCTATTATCAAAAAAGCTATTCCTGTAATCATCGTTGCAGCTTCTGCACCGGCTTTTGCTGCCGGAGAAACATCGGCTCTTGACCAGATGTTTGCTGCTGTCAATTTGGGAACGGTTGTAACCTTCGTTGCAAGTGCCGGTGTCACTATTGTTGGCATCGCGCTGGCAACCAAGGGGATCTCCTTGGCCAAACGCTTGGTCAGCAAAGCCTAATGACCGCTTCCTTTGCCTATATCGTCTTCATGTCGTCAATTATTACGATAGGGGGACTATCAGGAATGGCGTTTGTTATGGGAATAAAGGGGGCATAAGCCCCCTTTTCTAACGAAAAGTTTCTCATGCGAAACTTTTAGCCACGCAAGCCAACTGTAATATGTTGTAGCGTTTTACAACATACAACATATTACAGCGCCATTTTCTCATGCGAAAAATTTAGCCGCTAAATTTCTTGGAGCACCATATGTGGCGCAGACTCATTGTTTACTCATTGTGCTTTCTCACCGCTTGGCTGCCTGTCAACCAAGCACGCGCGTTCTTACCGGCATTTGCCCCCGTGGTGATGGCTATGGCCGAACAAGCCGCCATCTGGACGGGCAGAACCCTCGCTACTCGTCTGGCCGTCCAGTACGCCGCTGGCGCTGCTGCTGTTACTGCTGTTGCAATATCGACTCCGCCGTTGCTTAAGAACTTCGCAAAGGAGGATTTGAAGATCGATCCCTACGGTATGCTTTCTTTCCAGCTCAAACGTTATGGCATCACTTTGAATGGCGATAGTTTGGATAATGTCAAACGTTGTGATTTTTCTCAGAGTGGTTATTTAGATTGTGACCTCATGAAGGAATTTAGTTATTCCCCTTATGCAGATTCCACACCTGTTTCAAGCTGTATTCTCCCAAATCGCATGACTGGCCTCCCTGACCCATCTCAAAATAAATATAACGATCCTTATTGGAAGCAAGGTGACAGAGCTCTTGATATGGCTACCTGTGTAGCTTCTATCACCGAGGAAGCTAAGGCTGTTCTTTTAATCCGTACTAGAGAGTATTTGGACACCAATGCTACTTGTAAGTTTTATCGGGAGGATATAGTTCCTCCTGACAATATAAGAGTTGTTTTTGCTAATCGTTGTGAGGCTAACCCATTATCTAAGGTTTTTTTTGGTATTTCTGGTACCAATTACCGCTTTGCCTATGACGTGGATATTGTTGTTAATGAGTTTAGAAATGACACTATGCTTAAATCTTCTGTTGTCACTTCTGCTATTTCTTATGACTATCAAACCGACCTTCTCAAGGTTCAATCAACAAACAAAGAAGAGGTTTTGGAGGAGTCTGTAGCTAGCGTTCTCGATGGTGTTAGTGTTGACGGTACTATTCCTGATCACTACTTGCAGGATATGAACAATCCTGGCACCCGCCTTCCCAAATCTCACCTGGTAGATAACTCGGTTGTCATTCCGGTTAAGCCTAATAACCGCCCAGACTTTGATATTATTGGGACACCTCCCGTTGTATTACCATCGGGTAAGCCACTCCCTCCCGTCACTGACCCAATATATGGTGATGCCATTAATTCCGTTATCACCGGAAAACCGACTACAGACCCAGATACTGGTGCAATTGCAGGCGGTGTAATTCGCCCTGTTATCACCGGCCCGAAACCAACCGTTCCAGGTGAAGGTAGTAATACTGGATCAGGCTCTGGGACGGGAACTGGTTCTGGGACTGGCTCGGGAACCGGCACAGGCTCCGGTTCTGGCACTGGCACTGGCACTGGCACTGGCACTGGCACTGGCAGCATACCCAGCTCTGTTACCGTCTCCAACCTTGGCGGCCTGGAATCTCGTCTCGACCGCACCAATGAGCTATTGGCTACGACCAACGCCGTTGACCTTCATGGCGTAGAAACGCGGATTGATGAAACTAACAGGCTGCTTTCCGACACCTTAACAACCAGTGTCCCCGCGCAAACCCTGCCCGATACCGCGCAGGGAACCTCTTGGTGGAAGTCTCGTTATCCCGCAGGGATGGCAGGTGTATGGAGCGGATTCACGCAAGAGCTGCAACATACCGCGCTTTTTGACTGGCTTAATGGCTTCCGCCTACAGCTGTCAGGGGGAGGGGAATACCCTACCTGGACAATCTGTTTTGACATGGGATTCGCTGACTTCGGTTGCCATCAACTGACCGTGCCACCGAATGTCTGGATAGCCATTCGTGCTTTCGTCATCTTCTGCGCCGGCCTGCTGGCCAGACGTTTAGTGTTCGGCGGCTAAGTCCGCGCTGCTTGATTTTCTCATGCGAAAAATGAGGTGCTCTCATGCTTGATTGGTTTGCTCGCCGCTGGAATGACTTCCTGAACCTGCTCTATTCACTGCTGCTCTCGCTCTTTGACATGCTCAAGGATTTGGCCTGCTTCCTCTTTGAAGCGATCTTGTCGATTGTTCACCTGGCTATCTCTGGCCTTGGCTCCATGCTCGGTGCCATGAACATCATTCAATACTTCTCCATGCTCCCCGCTGATGTGCAGAACATCATGGCGATCGCGGGGGTGAATGATGCCTCAGCCATCATTGTGACGGCGATTGGCGTTCGCCTGATCCTCCAGTTGATCCCCTTCACCAGACTCGGTTCATAAGGAGGCAACATGGCACTAAACATCATTGTTGGCCGTCCCGGCTCTGGCAAATCGTATGAAGCAGTCGCATTTCACGTGATCCCAGCCATCAAGGAAGGGCGTCGCGTGGTCACCAACCTGCCGTTGATGATGGATCATCTGATCGCCGTGTTTGGCGAGGAGGTGAGGGATCTCGTTGAGGTTCGTCAGGATGGCTTTAGTCGGGAGCACGGCACTATCAAGGCCTTCTCTGACCCCGAGCACTTCACCCAGGAGGAGTGGCGCAACGAGCAGGGGCAAGGCCCGCTGTTTGTCATTGATGAATGTCACTTCCAATACCCCCGAGCAGGGCGTAACAAGAAGGCGAGCGATGACCTCATCAACTGCCTGGAATACTTCTCCATGCACCGTCATTACGGCCACGACATTCTGTTCATGACCCAGTCCCTAGGGAAGGTGCACAAGGATCTGCGTGACATGATCGAGATCCAGTTCTTGGTCAGCAAACACGCTGCAGCGGGCTCTGATAAAACCTACACCCGCAAAGTGCTCGATGGTGCTGGGGCTCGCGCAACCTGCCTCTCTGAATCTGTTCGCCGGTACGACAAGACGTTCTTCCCGTTCTACAAGTCCCATACCCAAACAGAAGGCAGTGTTCAGGAGGCCAAAGCCTCCGACATTGTGCCGCTGTGGAAAAGATGGTGGTTGTGGTTGGCGGTGATCCTCATCTTCATCGGTGTCCCGATGAGCGTAAAGTCCCTGTTCAATATGCTGGGCAGTGATGACCCAGCGCCGGTATCTGTACCGGTAGAGCAGGCAGCAGCATCACCAGCGCCTTCTGACCCAGAAGTGAAGGCGGCGGCACCAGTCATGCCGACCACCCCCGCTAAAAGCGTGCAGGAAGCCCCATTCTCCAAGTTTGATATCACCATCACCGGCTGGGCTGATACATCCTATAAGGACAATACCGGTAAGTTTCATGCCCAGTTCGAGTACTACCTTGAGGCCAGGGGCAACAATGCCTATTCCTTCTCAATGAAACTGAGCGACTTAATGATGGCCGGTTATCAGGTCTATTCCCTTGGGCCTTGTCTGCTGCGCTTGGTATATGATGAACGGGAGCATTTTCTGTACTGTCAGGGCAACAAGCCCCAGCAAGAAAGCTCGGCAACGATGGCACTCGCTGCGCTTCCCCTAAACTAGCGCCACCACGTATTCCAGGAACAACCTTGAGAAGGGGCCCCCGCTTGCGGGGTAGTGTCTCAAGGTTGGTCATGGGCCCCGAGTTTCGCATGAGAAACTTTTGCGCATGCGCAATTTCTCGTTAGCCCCATCCATTCGCTGCCAGGCTCTCATTTTCGGCTAGGGGGGGTGATTATGCGTAGGTCATCCCTCTTGGTGTTCATCGGCGATGCGGCTCGGCTGAGCAACTTGTTGCTCTGATGAGACGTATCCAGCAAGCGCGCACGCTGCTTTTGTGAACCACATCGGCTCTTGCGCGCGCTAGATGCCCCGCGCTGACCCTGGGGGGGAGGGGGCATCCGTGGCCCCAGAGTCCACTGTCTTTAATAGTGGACTCTTGTCTCAAAATGGGACATTTCGGGTTGAGGTATAGTTGTCATTTAAAGCCGTCTCGGAGACGATAATGTTCTCCGAGGTACATTGTTAGGGAAGTGGTATGCAACTAGAGGAATTTGTGCAATCGACTATTCAACAGATAGTGCAGGGGGCAGCCAATGCATCTGATGTAGTTGCCAAACTAGGGGGGAGGGTAAACCCTTACGATCACAATATGATATCGCCAACGCCACCACGCCTGACAAATGTTGAATTTGATGTTGCACTGGTCGTTAGTGAAAGCCAACAAACAGAGGCTGGGGGTAAACTCTCAATGATTAACGTCTTCAGCCTTGGCGGAAAAACTCAAGGCGCGGACAGCTACCAACAGACCAGCAGAGTAAAGTTCACGGTATCAGTGGAGCTACCGAAAGGCTGACCACTTTGTTATCTCTAACGGTTATGCCGATAACCCTATTTATCGGCGTCTCATTTTCAGAAGGAAGCCATGATGTTGAAAGCTGGTGATGTTGTTCGATTAAGAAGCGGTGGACCAGATATGACTATCGTATCGGTCAAAGATGACACGTGTGAATGCACTTGGTTTAAGAAAGATGAGTTAGGGCATGCAACGTTTCCTGCTGCATTATTGCGTTTAAGAACCGACATAGACAAAGAGCAAAGTGATGCAATTAAAGCAGCAGCTCGAAAACTAAATCCAAGATCAACTTGGGAAATTTTTTAACGCGATTGCGTTGTTATCTCAGCGCCAATATCAGGACCCCAATCAACTTCACCTAGTGATGCAGCATTGGGGTCACACTGAGCCAGCAGTTCTTCCAGCGTGTAGAGCGGCTGGCAACGCAGTTTGGCGCGAGCACGCTCCACATCATCAAACGCCGCAGTCAGCAGCGCCGGATCGCCATCTTCAAGAGCTGCCTGCAGATAGGCAACCATGTCGGCCTCAGTGGCCAAGTCGTCAGCCGCATCAAAGCGGCTCCATTGTTCAGTTCTCTTCAT